ATATTCTGTTTATTTGATACTATCTTTGGTGACATTCTTCCCTTTATAACGAATTTAATTAAAGGTTTACTAGGAAGAGTGATTAATGTTGGTATCTGTGCTGTTGAACAATTTACATCAGGTATAGTTGGTAAGTTGATGGATATGATTAAAAAAGTAACTGGTCCAATACTTGCTGGAATTAATTGGTTAACAGGAGGACTTGCAAATATCACCAATGTTTTATCAAAAGTTAGTAGTTATGCAAGACAAATTATAGCATTCCTAGATTGTACTGGTGTTAAATGTAATAAACCAAGCAAATGGGTATCAAATTTTGGTGGTTCGGTTCAAGTTAAAGCAGATAATTGGAATAAGATACTGTCAAACACAGATTTCTTAAGTGGACTTCAAGAAGACTTAGCAGAGGTAGAGAAGAATTTAGGAAAACAAAAACTAGCAAGATGGATTGCTGGTGAAGATTTAGAATCAGCGAAAAAGGCAAATATTAATGGATCTAATGTATATGATTTATTACAAACAATTGATAAAATAACTGATGGTAAGACATCAGAGTTATTTGAAGAGGGAGGATTTGGATCAATCGAAGCAGCGATTGCATCATTCTCTATCTTTGGTAATGGTTCAGATATATTTGGTGGTTGTAATAATAACACATATAATCCACAAACTCAAGATGACTTAAGCACATTACCAGTCGGTGTTAAACATCCGCAATGTATACCACCAGCAGCAGAAATTAGAGGTGTAGGAACAGGTGCAGTTGTTAAACCCATAGTTGGTAACAATAGAAAAATATTTTCAGTTGAAGTTTTGAATGGTGGAAGTGGATATGACAGTTCAACAAAAATTACTATCTTTGATAGAAGTGGTCATGGTGAGGGTGCAAGAGGAGAGGTCATAGTTGAAGATGGGGCAGTTAAAAGTATTGTTGTTACTAAACAAGGATCAGGATACTGTGGTGGTGAAAATAATATCGATTTAAATGTTGGAGTTGGAACAGATATATCAGGAATCATAACAAGTATCCATGTATCTGCACCAGGAATAGGATTCACAAGTGGCGATACCTTCACGGTTGTTGGTTCTGGAGTCACTGGGTCCTTGACAATTACACCGAATGGTTCTATAATAGGAGCACAACTTCCGACTGATAATAATTTAGAGTATGATAAGAGACCAATTATTGTATTAAATACAACTGAGGGTTCTAGTGCAGA